GAGTTATTTTGACTTTATCTAGTAATGATTCACATTGGGCATGCGTTTCAGTATGGTTGATCTAAACTGGTCGCTGTGAAAATAAGTTTTGTTCTTTTCAACCCTTGGTATCAAAGTTTTATAATCTTGCAAAATAGTTCCGCTTTGAATCCAATGTCTAACAAATTTGGCCACTAGATTTACTCGAATTAACCAGTCATGCTCATGATCCCACAAATGCCAGGGCACAACATCTGGAAACATATCTAACCCAATGTCAGTGAGAAATTGATTGGCATGAACAGGTCCTACAATGATCGGTATCTGTCTAGCCACAAAAGGTTTACAGGTTTTCTCTGACAGAGATTGCACATCAACTTCAGTTTCAGTTACCAAGTTCACTGCACATTGGTTATAAGCGCGATTTGCAACTCCAACGTCAGCAATATTGCAATGGTCATCTGGCAATCTGCCACCACCCCAGGTGTAAAGCACTTTGTCAATGTCTTCGCCCAAGAGTAATCCCAACATAAATCTATGCGCACGAGCGTTTCGATTGAGACACATTATCTCAGTATTTTTGCGGCCAGATGCGTCATAAATCCAGTTACCAGAATTATAAAAATTGGCTCTCAGACTAAACATCCATAACCAAAATGGAAAATAATGTAAGTTTGAAGGGGCGTCATACCAGTACTGATACTCTGTGGTCAGTATGGACCGATGGCGCAAAAATTCTGGAACATATTTGAGCGGGCAACTGTTCATTGAAAGATCAACCACTACAGGGTCTGCCGCATCATCAATATATTCTTTAAGACGTTGACTATCAACATCGTCATCTGTTACAATCAATGTATCCTCAGTAAACCACTGGTTCAAATACAATCGTGAATGAGCATTGTGCAATGTTTTTATCATAACAATAAGAAAAAAAAGGGCCTTGCGGCCCTTTTTGTGATTTGCAATACAGCCAGTTGATTAGCTGAAAGACAGGTTAGACACAGCGATCTCACCCACGTAGTCACCAGCGTTACCAAAGCTGCTGGCAGTGTTGGTAAGCTCAATGTAACCATAACGAGTCATGAAGCTCACGACTGGTTCAAATGTTGACGGATCCAGAACAACACCGCTGCTCATCAATGGAATGTATGGGCAGTAGAATGCAGGAGCGTCAGCTTCGCTGGAACCTTTGTAACCAACCAGCACAGGAGTTGTGTCGCTGGCATAGCTGTCAACAAACACACGCATAGAGCCGTTCAGTGTACCAACAAACTTGGTGTTGGTAGGAGCTTCAAAAGTACCTTCGGTGGTGCGAGCAAACGCAGAAGTGGTAGCACTTTGCAGCACGGTGAGGGCAGCAGAGCTGACCACTGCATAGTTACCAGCACCACGACGTGTACGCTGAGCAATCAGGTTAGCAACACGGTTGATCAACACAGCCAGTGCGGCGTGTTCGTCACCAACAAATGTGGCTGTACCAGAAACAGTAGCCTGGTTGTAAGTGAACTCAGTGGCGGCCAGGCTGCGGAGACTCAGGAGAATCTCCTGGTCAATTTCAGCTGTGATCTCTTGTGCCAGAGCAGCCATGATTTCGGCTTCAACGTCGATGCCATGCATGGCTTGAGCGTCTTGGGCACTTTCAAATGTCCAACGAGCTTGCAATTTACGAGTCTTAGCTTCAACAGCTTGCTTCAGGATCTGCACAGAAATTTGCTTACCACCAGTGCCTTCCATCACAGCAGTTGCACCACCAGTGTAGGTGGAGGCTGTGCTGGTTCCTTGTGGAACTGTGGAGTAAGCAGTAGCAATAGTGAATGGGCTCAGTGCTTCCTGACCAGCGGTAACGCTAGTTTGAGCAGCTGAATTGTCAGTCAAGCTCTGGGCATAGCGCACACGCAGAGTGTGGATCTGTCCAACAGGTCCGGTCATGGGCTGAACGCCAACCAACTCGTTAGCAATAACGGTTGGCATCACACGTCGGATCACGGGCAGAATCACACGGTTCAGTGTGGCAATGTTACCGGCCACAGTGCTTCCAGAAGAAGCGTTCTCTTTCAAATAGCGTCGAGTATTCTCAAGAATAACTTTCATGCTATTGCGTTTGGTGCCTTGAAGGCCTTCTAGTAGGGCCTCTTTGGTCTCATCCCAACGACTTTCTAATAGTTCTTGTGACATTTAAGTCTCCTAAAAAATTTTAAAGCCCTGCCAGGCGCTTCAAGTCAATCACATTGCTGCGATCTTCCTGGGCGGTCTGCTGGTTCGGAACAGTTTTATCACCAGTAACTGCGGTGACATTTTCTGTGATCACTTTTGTGGCTTTCACAGAACGGTCTTCCAGCACTGCTGGTAGATACTTTTCAAAGGCGTTTTTCAACCTTGCGGTCTGGACGCTTTCGAGCAAATTACGCATGATTTGCTGCTTTTCCTTGTTCAAGGGACGCAGCAGTTCATCCATTGTGCTTTGACGCTCGTTGGATTCTTTTACCATACGCAGTTCGCGTTCTTTGCTTTCAACAAGAACTTTGGCCTTCTTGGTGAAATTGATGGCTTCCGCCAATTTACGATCTTTGTTGGCCAACATGTCTTGCAACTTACGTACTTCCGCTTTCTCATTGAGATGGGTAGCACCAAATTCCGCAGCATAGGCTTCAAAGATTCTCCGACCAAAATTGTTCTCTCGAGCAATTTTGACATCTTCGTGTAACTGATTAAGTTCGGCCTTCAAATGACGGCTAACAGCTTGACTCATTTTCTCAGCAGATTCTTTGACAAATTTTGCTTTGAGTCCTTGTAGTTTGGCACGAGCTTCACGAACCAGACGCACTTTTGTTTCTACAACATCACGCTTGTCTTTGGCAAATTCTTGAATTTCTCTAGCCAATGCCTGCACCACAAAGTTTTCAAGTTTTGCAACTCCTTCGGTGTGCATTTTGCGATCTTTGCGCAGTTCAGAAATTTCTTCAGCCAATTTGGTCACCAAAAAGTTGTTGAACTTGGTTGCTGACTCTTTCATCTTGTGTTGAAATTTCACACGATCTTCGGCCAATGCTTGCTTTTCAGCAGCAATGCTGGCCAATTCTCCTGCAAGACCTTCTGTTACCATCTTATCTAGGGCTTCTACCATCACTGTTTTGTCATGCTCATAGCGCTGTGCAAACTCCTCACGCAGTTCTGCACGCACTTGTTCACGAGCTTCGGTCAGTTTAGATTCCCAAGCTTCGTTGAGTTCTTTGCTGACATCTTCGTTGATCAAGCCGCTATCTAGCAATGGTTTAATAGCATCAAACATGCTTTATTCTCCTTAGATTTTGAGATCTCGAATGAGTCGTTTTACTTCTTCACGCAAGTATCTCTGCACTTTGTCGCTTTCGCCACTCTCTTTTGCCATCTCTAAGATTCGATGACCATGCTTCATATTCATGAGGCCTTCATAGATTGCTGTAGGATACGCATTAGGAGCACTGGGTTGGGCAACCACATCTATAGTGACTATCTCAAAGTCACTTACATGTCCTGTTCTGTCGTCAACATTTCCAGATCCACGACTGCTGACACCAAGTTTGACACCAGACGTCAGCAGAGTTTTTACCAACTCGCCCATGGGAGTTGGTAATATTTTCAATTTGCCGCAGCCAGCATGTCCGTCCATCCACATACCTTCCACTGTGTGACACACTCGATCTAAATTGATTTTTAAATCGTCTGGATGGTCCACTTCACCTAACACAGAGTTTCCGTGACGGATTTGTTCATTGATGGTTTCAACTGCTTTGATAATTTCGTGTCTGGGATAGATTCGTTCATTTGCATTTTTTTTGTCGCCTTCAATGCAAATGCCTTTGAGATAGAGGTTCTTTTTGCCAGACACATCAGCTTCTTCCAAAACTTGGATGTTGGCCTGGCTAAAAGTCAGATCTTCTCTTAGGTATCTAGACGACATCTAATTAACCTTTGCGTCCGCCAGGCAGTGGGCTCTTGGTGTTTACACCACTGGCTTGGCTTTTGACTGGTGCAGGAGCAGCAGATTTAAAAGCTTTTTTTCCAGCATCCTGCGTAGGAGTCACACCAAGATCTTTCACTGAATTGCGGTAAGCAGAACTGTCATGATGACCACCGCCGTCTGCACCAGTCTTTACAGGCTTGCTGGCCATGCCAGCTGCACCGCTGTTGAATGCTACAGGACCTGCTTTACCATCACCTTGTTCGGTGGTCACTGGCTTTGGGGCTGCTTTCAATGTCAAGGCTTCTGCCATTGGCATCATTTCTTCTGTGTCGTCCATCTCAATGGCATCACCACCTTCGTCGCTACCAAAATCATCGCCGTCGCCGCCCATGTCGTCGCCAGCCATTAGATCTTCAAATTCGGCCATCAACTGATCTAATTTGTCTTCCAAATTCATGATATCGTCTTTGGTTGCAGGCTCGTCGCTGCCAGCATCGTCGCCCATGCCGCCCATATCGTCGTCGCCCATATCGTCGCCGCCCATGTCGTCTTCTTCGGCTTCCATGCTCATGTCTTGCTGTTCGTCAGCTTCAATTTCGTCAATGAGTTGGTCACTGGCATCGCCGCCCATGGCACCTTCGTCCATTTCTTCAGCTTCGTCGAGTTCTTCGTCAGCAGCTTCGTCGAGTTCTTCGTCAGCAGCTTCGTCGAGTTCTTCCTCGTGCTTGGCTTCATCTAGATCTTCTTCTTGCATGAGATTTTCATAGATTTGACGACTTTTAGCTACCACTATGTCGTGAAAAAGCTCGCGAGCTTTTTGTTCTTCGTCGTTGATCACGTATTCGATCAACTGTTCAAATTTGTTCATAAGGGAAAACTCCTATAGGTAAAGTGTGCTGTTATTTACATAACAGGCAAAAACTCTGCGGTTTAAGGAGTCAAAATGACGATAAATTGCTGATCAAACAGGAGCAGCAGGCGGTGGTGCGTACTGTTGCCGCACCAATTTGATTTTTTCTTTGTACTCGTAAGCACGAACGTCGTTCATTTTACGCAGTTTGTTCAGCTGCCGCAGAGTCAATCTTGTTTTGCGCAAATCGCCCATAGTGGGTTGACTGTTGTCTTGCGACAGATCCTGATAGGCTTCAGGTTCTTTTTTATAAAATTCACGTAGCAGCATAACTGTATTTATACTCCGCCAGGTGCGCCTGAAGCTGGCAGTGCTCCGCCAGGTGCGGCTCCTGGCAATGCTGCGCCTGGCCCAGTGATGTCTGCAGCACCGGGCGGCTGCATCTGACTCATTTCTTCTCCAGTGGTGATGTCAGTTTCCATGCCACCTGGAGTGATGCCCACAGCTCGCAGATCTGCGCCTCCACCACTTTGCATTTCTGGCTGGTCGCGCTCTTCGCGCCACAGCTCTTCATTTTCTTTGATTTCGTCTTCGGTCAAGCCCAAGAACCGCTGCAACATAAATCGTTTGCTCATGTAAGGCAGTGGTTCTAAACTGGTAAAAGCCTGAATTCTTGTGTTATCCAACTCACTCTGACGATAAGATGCAAAATTTTGTGGCGGGCAAAATTTCAAACTGAACAAGCCAGAATCTATATTGAACCCGCGCCACTTCAAGAACATCTTGAATTCGTCGTCTAGTTTCTGCGCAATATGCCCTTGCAATCGTTCGCAATATTGATTGAATCTGTACTCTTGAATCAGTGCAGTGCCCACTTTGCCATCACTCATTGCACGGTCTGAATCATCAGGGCCTGTGGGCAAATAACTACTGGGCACACGTAGACCACGAGCCATTTTGTTGTTGAAATACTTCAGATCGTCAATTTCGCCAAGATTTTGGCCTCCAGGCAAGGTCTCAACAGAACTGCCACGACCGTCTTGACCCTGTGGAAAAAAGTAATCTTCGTTGATGCTCAGTGGATTGTAGCTGGCATCCATCATGTTGGCGCCGCCACCTGTCACAGTGGGAATACGCCGTTGATGCATTTCGTTTTTAACTCGTTCCACAAAGGCCATGGCCAAGTGGCTGGGCATGTTGCCCACGTCAATTTTGAAGATTCTGCGTTCTGGAGCACGACTCACACGGTAGATCAAGATTGAATCTTCCAAGAGTTCTTTTTGCTTGAACACTTTGTAAATCTGTTCCAACACCGAGCGTCCAAACGGCCAAAACACATCCAGACCTTCGTTGAGACTCATGTGTACAATGTGCTTGGCATCCAGGCAAGTTTCGTTCATGGCAGTCATGAAACGGCTGTTGCCCACACCGCCACCCACACCGCCATTGGGCATGGTGTAGTTGGCTGAGCCTGCAATGGTCCCTGTCACTGGATTGGTCATGTAGTCTGTGGTAGTTTTGGCTGCCACAGTCATGTTTTGAAAGTTGGGATTGATGTCACGCACCACGTACTGCTCAGGACGTTTGCCTTCACTTTCGTTCACAATGATACGCATGACCTTGCTCATGTCTACCCAGTACAGTTCAAAATTTTCTGGGTCTCGTACAAACACTTGATCCCCGTATTTGATAGTGTTGCGAAACAGTTTGAATATGCGTTGATCTAGTTTGTTGAGTTTGACCCACTGCTGTAGCTGTTTGCGGATAATGTCAACTTCGTGGTCAGTAGGGGTGTCATTGTACTGAATGTCAAACGGTGTGTGGTTGCTTTCGTTAACCTGAGTTGAGAACTCTGCAATGATATCTAGACAGGCATTGATTTCTGAATCCATGTCCATGTTTTCGTACTGATTGTACCGTTCAATACGATTGGGATGACCTGAATACACTTCAGGTAATCTACTGGCATAGTTCCTAAAAGTAAAATCGCTGATCAACGTACCCGAGCCGTCGTTCTTGCCATAGTCAGGCAGTCCAAATTGATTTTTGCCTGATATGGGACTCATTACTCCTGAAGTGTCTGCCACTTTGAAGTATTTTTTCCAGCCTTGTTGTTTGGGATCTGCCATGGTTGTTTATTTACCGTTAATTCACGCTCACTTGGAGTATCTTCTTGCTGATGTCGTTGGCTTCAGACTGTTTGGCAATCAGCTGGTCCAAACTGTCTTTGAGATCAATGGTTCCATCTGTTGGTGCCATTCTTTCCAAGAGTTGAGGCATGGCCGACATCATGGCTTCTTTAAATTCGTTGCCCATGATGCGGAATGCTTCCATCTGATCAACGCCTTTTTCAGCCACGATTTCACTCATGCGCTGGGTCATTTCTTGCCCAATGTTGGGTATCATTTCAGTGCCAATTTTGGCCACACCAAGATCATAGTTCATGGCAATGCCTGAGTTTAGAATTTCTTTCCAGGTAGCAGGATCTGTGATGGTTTGCGATGCTTTGTCAAACGCACCCATTGAAGCAGCAATTTCTTTGATCACTGAAAGATCAGTGCTCATGGGTCCCGCGTTGTAGCCTGTGTATTCGTTCATGCCAAAAAAAGTTGGTGCGATATCCTGCAGGTTGCGCAGATCAATTTTCACAGGCACTGTGCCATTTTTCAACGGTATCACTGCTTCTGGGCCGGCTTCTCCAGCTATACTAGGGCCTTGAGTGATACCGCCATCACCCATCATGTTGTTTTGCAAGTTCAATCCAAACTGTTGCATTGCATCAATTTTGGTTGTCATGTCAGATATTTGGGATGCAATGTCTCTCTCTGATGGCTTTTGCAAAGCTGTGATCTTAGACGACATGTCAGATATTTGGGATGCAATGTCTCTCTCTGATGGCTTTTGCAAAGCTGTGATCTTAGACGACATGTCAGATATTTTGGTCATGATGTCTTGATTAATCTGACCTTTCATATCCACTGGAATTGTTTTGCCATCAGGCAGTGGAACCACTGCTTCTATGTCATGCAAAATGGCGTTGAAACCAGATTTGGGTCCAGACAAAATACCGCCTTTTTTGGCCTGTGGTGTTTTGCCGGCACCCGAAGTTGTGTTCATTGCACTGAAATCAACAGTTCCGCCTTCGTTCTTAGCCACACTGAAGTGCATGGCATCTTTAATGCTGCGCCAGTTTCCTCCCCAACCTAAACCCATTCTTGCTGCAACTTGGCCAATATCAGCCGGCATGTCTGTAATCAATTGTGAGCCAAATGGATTTTCGGCAGGATTGATATCTATAGCACCACCGTGGGCATGCACACTTTTTACCCCTGGTTGACCCCGAACATCACGATCAACATATCCACCAAGACTATAGATTTTGTAACCAACGCTGTCAAGATAGTCAATGATGCCTTGAAACTTTGGCGCATATTCAGCGTTTACCATGGTGCTTTTGCCAGACTTGCTGCCTACCCTGGCTAGTTGTGGTTTACCCTCACCAGCTGCACTACCAGTAGCTGCGCCGCCTTGACCTACTGGAGCTCCATGTGGTTCTGGACCACTACGTGCAACTGGTGGCTCACCACCTGCGCCACCTGCACTGCCCGCACCACCTGCAACTCCAATGGCATTCATCAATCTACTGATAAATCCGCCTGTGCTACCACCTCCAGTGCCACCCCCAGCACTGCCTCCACCTTCGCCAGCTGCTCCAGTTCCTGTACCGCCAGCAATGGATTCTAGATCTTCATCTAGAGCTTTGGTCATTTTGTCAATGTACTGACCATAAAAAGTTGAAAAATCTTTGGTTCTACGAGCATTTTGTTCAGTGAGATTTTCAATTTTTTCGCTTTGCAACAGCGTATCTCGCTGCGTGGTAATCATTGATGTGGCAATATTTTTGTTCTTGTCACTGAACTCATCCACTGTTTTTAAAATTGCCTGATAAGTTTTGTCAACATTTTCTGTGGTATTTTCAATGCTGGTAATGTCACCACTGACATTGGTAATTGTCAAGTCATGTTCTTGACTGAAATCTCCAATGGATCTTGCAATAGATTTGTACGTAGCATTGATATCAGTGCCAGAGGTACTCATTTTGGCCATTAGATTGTTTACATTGTTGCCTGCTGCCATCATCTTGGTCAACTGATCGTTGTTGACTATGTTGCCAGACTGCTCGGGCACCATGAGTTCTGGACCACGCTCGCCTACAATATATGGATTTCGTCTGCTCACAGGACCGCCTGCTGCACGGCCTGGTGGAGTTGATGGCTCTGGAGTAATTAATGTTCCTCCATAATCAGCCAACTTACCTGTATATTTGCCAAGAAAGCCACCAGCACCCCCGCCAACAAGAGCGCCCAGAATTCCGCCTATGATAGTGCCAACTACTGGCACAGTGCTGCCTAGTGCAGCACCAACCGCAGCGCCTTTGACCGCCCCTATGCCGCCAGCAGCCACAGTGCCAACTGCTTCAGCACCGCCTGCCCTATAAAACCCGCCCATACCTCCTTGCTGGGTGGCTTCAACAATGTCAACTGTTGAACCTACTATTGAATTTAAGTTTGGAGCTAGCCAGTTCAGTGCCTTGACCAACAGTTTTGTTACACCTTCGACAGCAGGTGACAATGCCGCAAATGCATCCAACAACGGCGATGTAACATTGGCCAGGGCATGTCCCATGGCCAAACTGGTATTGATAGTGTTGAAAATAGCAGTTTCAGCTTTTTCATTGAGATCACGTTCTTTGGCTCGCAAATTGGCCAACAGTGTGGCACTGGCATCGTTCTGTGCGCCCAACTGTTTGTTTTGTTCCTCTTGAATGACTTTGGCCAGCTCGCTGATATCTTTTTGTGCAAAAATAGCCAACTGTTGACCTTGTGCGTAGTCAATGGCAAAGTCGTTGAGCAAACCCATCTGAGCAGTAAAATTCAGAGCTTTGTTAAAATCTTCAATTGAACCACCCAATTGTTTGGTAGCTTGATATTCATCAATTTGTCCAGACGTTAACTGAGCTGTCACTTCCAGTAATTTACCTTGAGAACTTATTAACCCTTTAACTGATGCATCACTGGTCAGCACGCCCGAAGTAGCATCTCTAAATGCTTGCCCCATTTCAGGTGCCTGCTTACTGATCAGGATATTGGCTCTCATCAGTTTGTCAGCAGCAGCCATTTGTTGAGGATCCTTGGTTGCTCGCATTGCATCCAGTTTGGCGCGGAATCGCTGCTCACTGAGTGCAGCCTCTATTTGTTTTTCAATCTCTTGACGTTGCATGCCAGTGAGCTTGCTGAGCCCGTCCATTTCAATGAGATATTTTCTAGCACCGGTGGCCAGTTCTTCTGTGGTTTTGTTTTGACTCTGACCAATTCGTGTCTGCAACCTTAGGTAGCCACCTAGACCTTCAATTTGATCTTCAAGACTGATACCAGCTGCTTCCAGGTTAGCACGGAACGGCTTCATGGCTTCGCCTATGTTGACAAATGCTTTGCGTCCTTCAAATGCAGTGCCTTTGAACAAGGCCAATTCTGCACTGTTGGCAGCCACAGCGTCGGTGTAAACGCCCAGCTCTTTCATGGAGAGGCCAAGCTTCTTGGCGTCTCTGAACATGCCGGTTAGACCGTCAGAAGCAGCAGCTCCTGACTTGGCCATTTTGGTATTGGCCGCAAACAGTTGATCTGCCATGGTATTGGCAGCCTGAGTCATCTTCAAACTGACACCCACAGCCGCAGTGCCCAGACCAACCAAGGCTTTGACCAGGAATCCACCAGGCATCAAGAAGGTCAGTGCAGCACCAGCCGCAGTCACTGCCTTGGACATACTGTCCAAGGCATCATTGAATGCAGCCGCACCTTTTTCGCCATTGTACATGGCTTTGCCAGCTGCTAGGCCAGCGCCAGCTAGACTGCCCAGAGCATCAGCTGTGAGCTTGCTGGCCTGATCCAGTTCTTTGGCTCGCCTAAAACTGCCTGCTTTGAGTGCATCCTGCGTTTCTTCTGTGATTCGGCCAAAACGACGCATTTCGTCGTTGACACGTTCCATGATTTCGGCCAGATCTTGTGCCTGTTGATTTACGTCAGCCATTGAAATACACCCATAAGTAGAAGTATATTTATAGGTGAGTCATGAACCAAAATTCGAACCCGTTGAGACAATTTTTTAGACAACCCGCTATCTACCTACGACTGCCAACACAGGGTCAATACTGGCCCGAAGGCAGTTTGGAAATGCCTCAAAACGGTGAACTGCCCATTTATCCAATGACTGCTGTGGATGAAATTACCTATCGCACTCCGGATGCACTGTTCAGTGGCCAGGCTGTGATCAATGTAATTCAAAGCTGTGTGCCAGCAATCAAAAATGCCTGGCATGCCCCCATTGCTGATCTCAACAGCATATTGGTTGCTATCCGAATTGCCAGCTATGGTCACGAACTGGACATTGAAACCACTTGCCCAGCCTGTACCACAGCAGAAAACTATGCACTGGATCTTAGATCTGCACTGGACCAACTGACCATGCCAGATTTTTCAGGCACTGTCATACATGGTGATTTGGAAATTTACTTTCAGCCCATGAGCTACGAACAGCAAAATTCTGTGAATCTAGAGCAGTTTGAGAATCAACGACTGATGCGCAGTATCACCGAAGACACTGCACTCAGTGAAGAAGCCAAACTGCAAAAGCTGGCCGAAGTGATGAAAACGCTCACTGAGCTGACCATCAAGGCTCTCACGCATTCTATTTCAGCCATTAGAACTCCGCAAGACGTGGTGAAAGAATCTACACACATTGAAGAATTTTTACGACACAGTGATCGTCAGGTATTTCTCAAAATCAGAGATCATGCCATTGAACTGCGTAATCACACTGAACTCAAACCAGTGCACCTTACCTGTTCCAACTGCAAACA